CCCGAAGTTGGCTTGTTGGGTAAAAAGCCTCGGTCAAGGACCAAGGTAAAAATTTTCTGTTTTCAAATGGCCCCTGTATGCTCCCCATTAAGGGGGAGTCACAGCGGGGTGCTCGCTGTAGGAGGAGTCACGCTGCCCGCAGCACCGGAGTGCACAGGAAGTGTGACATTGTTAGGTCGTCGCCAATACTGTAATGAACGTGACCGCGTTCATCGCTTTGCCCGCCGGTTTCAAGACGGTAGGCAAAGTAGGCATGATTGCTTCGCAAGGTGGAGCGTGCAAGAGCGAATCTAAAGGGATAAAACCACGGTAGATCAAGCTCAAGCTTCGACGTGAGAAAGGTGTTGAACCATTCTGAACCTTGAAAGCCTGGGTTTCGGGGGTTTCCCCCCACCTCAGCTAATGTGAGGAATCTGTCTATGGGCATTTTACTGACTTTAGCCCACGGAACTCTAGAGGCAGTGACGTTGGCTCTAGCTTCGAAATCGATCATCATCTTCATTGAACCTCTGATAGCGATAAACGCTCTCCCGAAATAATCCAGGAGGTGAGGATAAGGGAAAGAGGATATCGTGTCCGTATTCGAAGGGGTACGGTACTGAAAGGGGAAATGTTCAAGCCTGCAACTCGAAAAGAAAACCCCAGGCTGAGAGCGGGATATGAATCCCAACGCTGAGTGGGGGACTCTCAGAGGTTGGAGGATGTCAGTTACGACCTCCTGGAAGTATATCGAGGATACTCCAGGTATTGGATCAGGTCCGTACTGACAGTCTTCCCCCTGCTGAGAGTCATTCTGGTTGACGACGAGCGGTTGGGATTTAATCGCATCCCGGGTAGCGGTCTCGTTGACCTGGTAGAAACCCACTCGGAGAATGGATATTTCAGCCCCACTCGGGATGAGGAGGCGCATCTCTGGATCGTACGGGACTCCAGCGTGGCGGACTTCACCTGAAAAGGATGAAGGGAAAGCGTATGTCCCCCCGCGAGAAGTAAGCGTGATGGGGTTCCCCGGCGGAGAAGTTCCAATGTAAGTGATAATGTAGTTACTCACGACTACGGGTGCTGGAAAAGACCCATCCGTGATACGGAACTTCGCAAAGACGTTCGATCGAGCAAAAGGTTCCTGTTCGACGAGAAGGTTGCCGGCGTTTCCATACCAATTTACAGTCGGACGGAGATCGGGTTCAAGACCCAGCGGTTGGGCCCGACGGAAATTCGCAGCCCATTTCGGAGCCTTGTAAATGAACTTCACTCCCTGGAACTGATTGGTTGCCGAAATATTAAAACTCCCGACGAAGTTGTTTCTCCCGTCAGTGGGGAGGACAATTATGTCAGTGTTCGCAGTTATACCGGACAAAACTGCGGAATATTTGTCGACATTCCCCGGGCCTCGGCCAACCACGGTAAGATCCACTTTCGTTTCCCCCTCAACGAAACCGCGAGCGCGAAGAACGAACGCGCTCTCAGGAGAATACTGGACGTCCTGGGCCAATTCGTAATCCTCACTTCCCATCTTTACTCGTTCCATAGTAATGTCCGCGAGAGCTCCGGGCCACGTGGGGTCCGGGTAGACGGTCGTCCCCGAAATGAACTTCGTGTTCTTGCGCAACCCAGCGGGGAGGGGCCACTCGCAGATGTCCAACACTCTAACCGTCGATAGGGTAGGGTTCGCAACCGGTATCTCCGTTTCCGGAGGAGGGGCGCGGTTGGGCACTGGGGGAGCCGTGTCCTGGCGGGTATTGTTCTTCTGCGTAAGGGTGCCGGTAAGGGGCTCGCGTGAAAGTACTAGCTCGTAATCCGGCATCATTTTCGCGTACACCAGAATAGTGACATTGGTGTCGACCAAACCATTCGGGATCATAAGGGGGGAGAACGTGGAAACCGTGAGGACACCATTGGCATAGGGCTGAGTAGTGGTGTATTCTTTCAGTGACTGGTTGACTAGTTGGGACATGCCAGTGATACAAGGAAGGTACGGTCTATCCTGGCCCCATCCGATGCGAGCAACGTGGGAGTTGTTGGTGCCTATATCCATGACCGTCGAGTAATTCTTGTTGTACTCCCCCTTCGTGCGCGTATACAAAGGATCCCAGGAAAACATAATCTTCCCCCTGTGGGCCGAGGAGGCTACAATCTCGAAGCGGTACGAGACAGTGCCCCTCCAAAATGTGAAGGGGAGTGCCAACCACGCCGCGGGGGTGACGTGCGACTCCAAAGTGGGCCCACTCCCGGTCTGTATCCCGTGGAAAGGG